TTCGAAAGTGGTCTCGTCAGTCGTCTCTGCGTGCACGGCAGCGACAAGATCGTAAAAGGCTGACGCCAGTTGGGCGGTGTTGATCGTAGCCATCAGTTATTCCTTGTCGGGCCGTCGCGCTGGGCCAACACTTTCAGATTGATGTTTTCCATGGTCATGCCGGCGGCGGCCGACTGCCCGCCATCGATGTACTGGCCACCGACGGCGCGCTTCTCGAGCGAGATCGTGTAGGTGTGGTCTCCGGCGGCAGGAGCATCAGCCGTGTTGGCCGAAAACGAGGGACGAATCTCCTCACCTGCGGACGACTGGTTACCAGAAACATTGCCTTCGGCCTGGCCCGCACCAACGTGGCGCTCAACTCGGCGGATCTCGGTGGCACCCCGCTTGATGACTTCCCAGAAATAGACCCACTTGGCTGAGTTGGCGGGCAGCACCACCTCGTATGACCAGTCGAGGTCAACGGCATCGCCAGCTTTCACGGTGATCGCGCTGGTCGAGCCGGTGAAGTTGTGAACGTCGGTCGCTGTGTAAGCCGGTGAGCCGGTCAACCAGGTGTGCGAGGCCGTGAAGTGGCGACCACGGTCCGCGATCAAGCCAGTCTCAACCCCGCCGAGCTGGACACCGCCATTCGAACTGTCGAACAGCAGCGTGTCATCAGGCTTGCGCAAGCGTAGCCGACCATCGGCCGCGAAATCCAACTCGAAAACCCGGGTGGTGCCATCATCGGCAACGCCGTAGATCACATCATTGATGGCATCTATGAAGAAGCGCGGATTGTCGAAGTCCGCTCCGAAACCAAACAGCTGCGCCGCAAAGCGCAGAACGGATGAAGCCGTTCCATCCGATTGACGCGCAGCCAGCTGGATCGCTGCGAAAGCATCGCCTGCAGAAACTTGAATAATGCGCGCCGCAAACGCCTCTTCCGCAGTTGAATACACGGACACCGAATCCTGTCCGACAGCGCGGAAGGCAGACAGATCTTCCCAGACCAGCGCACGGATCTCAATCCGGCCCGTATTGCCGGTCCTGTAAATCACAGGCCGCCAACTTTCATCGGCCATCGCCTCAGTCGCAGTGATCTCGTAAGACGCTTCGCGCCACTCGTTCACGCTGCCTGCCGTCACCGACGACCAGCGGTTGGTCGAGCTGCCCGTGTCCAACGGGTCGGCGCGGAAACCGACGCTCACTGTGCCTACGGTTCCGGTCGTCCAGCGCCAGATCGCTGTTACACGATAGCGGCGGCCAGGTTTGGGATTGAAGCGGGCTCGCGAACCAAAGGAAATGGTCGAGGTCGTGGAATACACGACCGGCCCGACACTGCTGATGCTGTCTTCCGTCCAGCCCGTGAACGCCGCCGCCGAATAATCCAGACCTGCCAGATCGGTGGTGAAGAAGTCCTCTGCGTCAGACACGTCCGTTTTAGCCGAGGCACCATATTGAGCCGCCAAGATCGCATTGGCCGCCGCCGCAGCCCGATGAGTATCGGCCGTGGCGGCGCTGTTAGATGATGCCGTGGCGCTGTTGCCCGCCGCCGTCGCGGAATTGGACGCCGCTGTCGACGACGACGACGCATTGGTGGACGCGGTCGCGGCCTGCGTTGCACTGGTCGCGGCATTCGAGGCGGCGGTCTGGGCCTCGGTGCGCAGCGTCAGCGTGGCCGCCGCCTCTTCGCCCGCCGAGGTCGCTGACGCCGAAGCATCAGAGGCAAACCCGCTTGCGGCAGATGCACTGTCGCCTGCTGCATCACTGGCCGAGGCCGCAGCGGTGGCGGATGTCGATGCGGTAGAAGCACTGTCACCAGCCGCCGTTGCCGATGTCGCTGCGGTAGAGGCCGATCCGCTGGCGGCCGTCGCACTATTGCCAGCGGCGGTCTCGCTCGCGGCAGCAGCGGTGGCCGAGGTGGAAGCCGCCGACGCGCTGTCACCAGCGGCGGTGGCCGCCGTCTGAGCCGTGCCCGAAAACCCGCTGGCGGCCGTCGCACTATTGCCAGCGGCGGTCTCGCTCGCGGCCGCAGCGGTAGCCGAGGTAGAGGCCGCCGACGCACTGTTGCCGGCATTGCCCGCATAGGTAAACGCCTGGTCGCGATAGCCCGCTGATGCGGTGGCAGCATTCCCGGCGGTCGTGGCCGAGCTGGAAGCGACAATGGAGAATTGTTCGGCCTGATCGGTCCAGTCCTGCACCTCGAGGAGGAAGGCATTGGCCGTGCCGAATGTACCCCACACCCCATCAATCTCGGCCCGTATCCGGTCGCGCCGATCCAGCGCTTCACGGATGATCACCTCAGCCATGACCTCGCCATCATCAACGGATTGAGCAACCCGATCAGATGCGACACCGCCGACACTCACCGCATCCGTCGCCACAAGGCTACCCGTGGTGTAGGGGCCGAGGATGAGGCTTGCCGATGCCGGGTCGATAACCCCGAATGCATTGCGATAGGCTAGTCGGACGTAATAGGTCTCATTGGCCAGCAGACCTTCAAGGATAAAGCTCTCGGTGCCGGGCGGGTATTCGCCCTTGAGGTTCCAGGGGCCGCTGTTTGAATTCTGACTGGTGTAGGCAAGGATGCCGGTGATGCCGGTTGGGTGTGCGGTTTCGCCTGCATCAATCGTAACGGCCGGCACCTCCACGCCATCGGTCACGGTTATGCTGCCGCCAACTCCGCCCCACTCGTCTGACGTTGGAGTGGCGACGGAGGTCGGGTCATAGCCCGCACCCGTTGCTGCGGTCGGGAGCGTGGCGACAGTGCCGCCCGTGTAAACGTCCGGGTGATCGGTTTCCAAGGCGAGCCAGGCCGCGCCGCCCGGATCCACTTTCTTGGCCCGGACCCGAAAATAACGCTCGTCAAAGCCAAAGCGTGTCAGGGTGAGCTTGACCGGCTGGCCGACTCTGACATTGACCGCGCGCCACCCGAACGGGGCCTCAAACATGCCTCTCTGGCGAGACTTGTTCAGCCGGATGCGCAGGAGTTTTTGTCCCTGGTCGCTGTCCTGCACGGCGTCAAGCCTGACATTGGTGCGGACCTTCTCGCCGTCCGCCGTTTCATAGGCGGTGTCGCGCATGAGAGGCAGCGGACGGAGCTGATAGAGCGCGTCCGGGTCAATAAACTGCCCGACGATCTGATTATACGCCGACTGTGCCAGCGGCATTTCCGGGCGCCAGTCGCACTCACCGACAACATCGTCATCCGTGAACTCGGTCAGCGAGCCGTCGAAATCATCGACCTGGATGCGCAGGGTATAGAGCCCGCCCGCATCGCTGACCTTGCCCGCGCAAGCCTGCTCCAAGACACCGAGATTCGTCGCGTGATTGTCGCCGGTCGAGAGCAGGCAGTCGGCGTAATATTCTTCCGCCTCGCACTCATTGGCCGCCGTGATGAAAGACGAAAAGTCGATATCATCCGGGTCGATTCCCATGCCATGCACGAGCACCCATTCTGACGTGCTCGGGTTCTGGACATACCAGCCCAGCAGATAATGCAGGATTTGCAGGGCTGGATTGCGACCGATCGGTTGGCCGTTGCTGTCCGTGGTTGTGAATGCCCATGTCGACTGATCGTCGGCACGATGAGAGCCGGTGCCGCCGCGCGTGCTGTCCAGACGCGGATCATAGACCAGCGCGCCCTTGCCAACCGGCGTGATGCGGGTCGGGAAGCCACGGGGCAGCTTTTCCTGAGACCAGACCCATTTAAGGACCATATAGGCCATGCCGGTCATGGAGGCGGATTCGCCCGATCCGGTTGCCCACTTCGCCCCGGCTCCCACGCCGCTCAAGGTGCTGCCAGATGAGCCGACCAGTTCGGTCTTGATGCTCAAGGCACCCGCATAGGTGCCCGTGGCATTGCCGGACCCGTCAAAGCTGACAAGTTCATCCTCGACATAAAGCGCATCGAAAGACGTGATTTCGTGGCCTGCGAGTGCGATCACCTCGTCATAATTGGATTGACCTTCGTAGACCTCCCAATATCGCGTGTCCGTGCCGAGGGCCGTGGTGCCGAATGCGATCTTGCGGAAGGCTTCAGGCTCTAGACTCTTGTTCAGGCGACCGGAAGTCGCTTCCGACACGGAGGGCATATTGACCTTGGGCTGCAAGGCTGATGCGGCGATACCACCACCAAGCGCCATGACAGCGAGCGGCCATGTCGTGCCGCCCATGAAAACACCAGCGACAATGAGGCCAATACCAACAACCGCGCGGACAACCTTAGACATGCCAGCAAGCCTCCAGCTCGGCGCGCGGAACGCGGACCAGACCTTCGCGGTTGAGGGCGTCGCCCATCATCTCGCAGCCGATGAAAATGCCGTCCGCGCCGGACATGACGCCGATGCAGCCTTGGAAACTGACCAGATCGCCCGTTCTGGCGAACACAGGGGGGCGAGGAGCGCCGAATAGCTGCGTCATGAGGGCAGAGGGTGTATCGACGCCCGCGCGCTTCTTGAGCTGCTTGAATGCGCCGATCTTGCCCCTATAGGTTCCACGCCAGCCGCGCGCGAAGTCAGCCTCGTCACCGCGCACCGCCTGTACAGCGCCCGCCGCCAAGCCGATGCAGCAATCCCAGCCACCCCATTGAAATGCGCGCACGGCGTTGTTCGCGAGGAAGGTGTTCAACCTCGCGCGCCAGTCTCGATGTCTTTGCGTCATCTGACCCTGAAATCCGTTCCAGAGGTTCCCCGCGTCCCGCCATCAGGGTTGGAACTCGTCGATTGCCCGGTGCTGCCGATATCGGCTCGCTTGTTGGCGAGGTCGTGAACCCAATCCTGGCTCTTATCGGTCGGGTCGATATCGCGTTGCTCGCTGTAGCGGGTGCCAAGGGCATCACCAGAGCGGGCAGCGAAGCCTTCAATGTTCAGCGTGATCAGCGCGCTATCCTCGCCCTGCACCATGCGCAGATCATCCATGCGCCCGACCTTCTGGCGCTGCGGTGTGTAGGCCAGCGCGCCGGCATCATTCATGTAGGACAGCCAGATCACCGCCCGGCGGCGACGCCATACCCGGCCATCGGCAATCACCTGCTTGAAAAGCGGCAGAGCGGGATCCACGCCAGACATTTCAAGGCGGGTCGGGCCGGATCCGTTCTCGTCTTCCACGATCTCGCCAATATCGGCGAGGCCGGAGCTCGACAACCAGTCGCCGTCAAGCGTGCTGTCCCCGGTCGAGGAAAGCGTGACGCCCATCGGCCCGGTCCACATTTTCAGCGGGTCATCAGCGATATCGAGGTAGACGAACCAGACAGGCCGGACGACAACCGATTCAGCTTCGCTAGAGAACGTCATCAGAAGTGCTCCGCGCCTTCAAAAGTGAACGCAGACCTGCGACCGGGAAGGCCGCGCCAGCGGGCGGTGTTGCTGTCCGTGGACGCGCACAGGAAATACGGGGCCGCAATCTCAAGGTCGGCATCATCGGCCGGGCTGGTGCGAAGGGGGGCGTCGAAGGTAACTTGCCCCTCTCCGCTGCCATCGGCTGTCAGATCGGCACTCACCACGAAGCACTGATCCACAACCGTGAAGATGTCGCCAGCCTCGAAGATCGCGGCGCTTGGCGTCATGCCCTTCAAATTCAGCGCGAACCCGGTCTGGCTTGCCCCATCAACCTTGATCGCGCCGGAATAGCCCGTGGCCGGGCCGAAATACTGCGGCATCGGACACTGAAACCAGTTCTCACGGCCTCGCAGGGCCATCTTGAACTTGCGCCACTCCCCGGCCTCGGTATCGGTGCGCGGGGCAAAGCTGACCGAGACCATCCAGCAAGACGCGGACGGATAGGAAAGCACCTGGCGCTTTTTCGTGAAGAGCGACCGGGTTTCAAAATCCCGGCGTTCCAGCCAGACATCGCTATCCGTCAGGATCGAGAGAAATGAGCTGGGAGCGGTGATGAGGGACATCAATAACCCCTTGCGCTGATTTGCGGACGGGCGAGGCGTTCAATCTTCGCATTGGTGTCTTTGGCGCTGATGCGGGTGGACTGCACCACGGCCTGTTCCGCGCCCTCGCGAACGGCGGCGTAAACCTCCTCACGAGAGACATCAGAACCGGCGCTGATCGTGCCGATGTTGACGGTGACACCGCCCCGGTCATTTGCGCCCCGGTCATTGGCGGCACCACGCGGGATCACGTCGATGCGTTCGCCCTGGCCGACGCGGGCGACCGGCGAGCCGTTGATACTCATGACATTCTTGTCAATGCCGGGATTGCCGCCGATCATGATCGAGCCGCCCGAATTTAGCCCGGGAAGCCCACCAAGAGCGGCCATGCCTTGCGACAGGGCGAACGCCGCAGCCATTCCCGCCATTGCCGGGACAGAGTTGGCCCCAAAGCTCGCGAGAGAGACGGCGGCAGCGGCGGGTGCCCACGCGGCTGCAACCGTTGTCGCCTGCCCCACTGACGCTGCCGTGGCGGCGGTCGCGATGGTCTGCCCGATGGCCTGATTGACCAGCCATTGAATGCCGAGTTGGACGAATGACGAGATGAGCTGTGCGACCGCATTGCGGGCCACATTCATCAACGCGCCGCCAAGGTCTTCCGCGAACACGATGGATCGCCCGATGGCGTCACCGAAGCCTTGCGAGATCGACTGCGCTGCTGACCCGAAAGCGTCCCGCATGGCGAAAGCGACGTTCTGCGACCGGATCGCCACTTTATCGAGACCGGCCAGAATGCCGTCGATCCATGAGGCCTGCCCGCTATCGACCGACGCTTGCAGCATGGCCGATTTGGCTTCACGCATGCGCATGGTGAATTGGCTTTGCGTGATCTGGCCTTCGTCCAGGAGCTGATTGATCGCGAGAAGCGTGGTGCGGTACTGTTCAGCCGGCGCGTTGATCTGCTCATAGATCCATTTGGCTTCGTTCTGTGCGTCGGTCAGCCCCTCGACCTTGCGGATCGCAAGCTCTGTGGTCTCAGCCTCATCCTCCGTTGCCGCCGTCAGGGCGATTGTCGTATCTCGCGCACGGCGCCGTTCACGATCCCGGTTGCGCTCCTCGACAAGCAGCAAGGCGACTTGGCCGCGAAGCTCTTCAGTCGCACCAGCGGCGCGGAGCCGACGCTCAAATTGCTGATCCTCAAGCTCCGCAAGGCTTCGCTGTGCGCGTGCCAGCTCCCGCGCCGCTGCCGCCCGATTGGTCGAGCCCCGCCCGTCAACAGTAGAGGCGTCAAACATGGCCTGTGCGCGTGCGACGTTGCTGCGTTCCAGTGCGAGCGCCCGATTGGCCTCTGCGTCTGCCGCCGCCTGTGTTGCCTCGGCTTCTGCCAACAGAACACGGGACTGCTGAAGCGAGGCTCCGCGCATTCGATCCTGAATGCCTTCGACATCCTGCAAGCGCGCAAACAGGTCAGCATATCGAGCCTCGACCTGTTGGACTGGCGTTCGGTGCGCAACCCAAGCCGCTGTCAGCAAGCCGACCGCAGTGATCATCAACCCGACCGGACCAAGAGCAAAGCGAACCGCCGCCCCAAGCGCCTGGCTCATCACAATGGCCGCGCCGCCCTGGACGGTCAGGAGCTGAAGCGAAGTCCACCAGATGCCGGTTGCCGCCGACGCCGCGATCATGGAGGCAGCAGCGCTGCCGACCGACTGCACCATCAGGACGCCAGCCGTGACCGCAGCCGCCTTCATGGCGATCTCAAGAGCGAGCGAGGCATCTTCCGCCCCGGTCAGAACCCGAATTGTTTCTTCGGCGGCCGGCACAATGCCGGACAGCATCACGAGGCCGAAATCCTCCGCCCGCTCAGCTGCCGTCGCCATGATGACATTCCAACGGGTCGAAAGGCGTTGCGCCATTTGGTCATAGGCTTCGTCAGCCGCCCCGGCGCGGTCAGCCATTTGATCCATGATCTGCGCAAAGCGAACCCCGCCCTGCCCGGCCAGCGACAGCACTGCCGTACCGGCCTCGACCGATCCGAACAGCGTGGTCAGGGCGTCGCGGCTACCACCTGTGCGTTCCGCGACGTGCTCCATGAAGCCGAGGAAGCCCATGCTTTCGACAGCTGCGGAGTTGAAAGAGATGCCGAGTTGATCAGCCAGCTCTGCGGCTTGCTGCGAAGGTTGAAGGGTCGCGTTCAGCGCGGCCCGAATGCCGGTCACAGCGAGCTCCGTGGATTGACCCTGCGTCGTCAGAGCGGACACGCCGCCAACCAGCTCATCAAGGCCAATGCCCAGCGCGCTCGCAATCGGGATCGCTCGGCCAAGGCCAGCCGACAATTCATTGATCGTCGTGACGCCCGTCCGAACGCCCGTGAACAAAATATCCGAGGCGTCCGCCGCTGAAAGGTTTTCAGCCGCGTAAGCGTTCGTCGCCGCGTTCAGGATCGCAATCGAGCCGGTCAGATCGGCAGCGCCGCCAATGGCCAGCCGGTTTGCAGCATCAACGCGGGCAATCGCTTCCGCACTGTCCGTCGCGCCAGCCGAAACGGCGGCGTAAAATGCCTGCGCCTGTGCACGGGTGCCGGTGCCGAACGAGGCCCCGAACGCCTGCGACGCTTCCGTCATGGCCACCAGATCGCGGGTCGCACCGGGAATGAGCGTGCTCAACTCACCAATCGCCGCGTCAAGCTGACGAGCCTGCGCAATGGAGGAAGTGAGCGAGAATGCCGCCCCAAAGGCAGCGCCAAGGGCGCCGACCGAGCGCACCAGCCCGCCAATGCGTGTGCCCAGGCGCGTGGTTGTGCCGTCGAGCTTGTCGAGCCGGCGCTCTGCCGTGACCGCATCGCGCGTATCAAACCGATAGCCCAGTTCTGCGACATCCATTGGCTACACTCCGGGCATGAAAAAGCCGCTCTGTCAGGAGCGGCGAAAACGTACCGGGTTGCGGCACATAATAGTTGACAGACGTACCGGCAAGGGGTACAAAAGATCATCGAAAGGGAACGAACCAATGATCCGCAGCTTTGCCGACAAGAGCACCGAGAAAGTCTTCTACGGCGAAATGCCGAAAGGCTTTCAAAACGAGTTGTTTGGTCGGGCGCGCCGGATACTGGAGCGCATCCATGGCGCGGATGACGTCAGCGACCTTCGCGTTCCGCCGTCGATGCGTCTTGAAAAGCTGTCCGGCGACCGCAAGGGCTTCTGGTCAGTTCGTGTGAACGATCAGTTTCGGGTCACATTCAAGTTCAAGGGCAATGATGCCTTTGAGGTGAAATTCGAGGATTACCACTAAGCCGGGCGAGCCCGGCGTGCCAAGGAGGGCAGCGACATGAAGCAACATCTCATTCCGACCGCGACGGTTGGGGAACATTTGCGGGAAGATTTCCTTCCCGACTACGGCATAAAGGCCCCCACCTTGGCCAAGGCACTTGGCGTGCCGCGCTCTCGCGTTGTCCGCCTGCTGGAAGGCGCACGCTGCGATGGTGACATGGCGCTTAGGCTGGGCCGACTTTTCGGCACGTCGCCGCAGTCCTGGCTGAACCTGCAAGCCCTGCATGATCTGTCCACAGCTCAAGCATCGGCCGGCGCGGAAATCGAGGCCAGCATTACACCGCTTGAGGCGGCCTAGATTCGACTCCGACCTGCGGTTGTGGCTATCGTTCCCCCTCCTTGAGGGAGGGGAGGGTAAATGAGCGAAGTAGCCACTGAGGCGGGCATTTCAGATTTAACCGCGCTGTGCGAAACGCTTGAGCGTGAAGCGCCGATGAGCCGCGCCGAAGAGGCGGAGATTTACGAGCGCTTCAAGAGTGCGACCGGGATGGACTACTTCGCCGACCAGGCAACGCAAGATACGCAACTCGCCCGTATTCTGGAGTTCAACGCTCGGCTGAACAAAAGCCCACTTCGAAAAGATATGGCGCTCGCATGGAACCGCGAGAACAAGGACGATCTCGCGATACACGCTAGAAATATTCGCAACCAGTACGAGGCCCGCAAGATCAATGGGGACTGCGTTGCGCCTGCATCTGCAAAGCGCATTGCAGTCATACTTCGGAGCATGAAGCGCAAGGATCTAGAAGTCCGGTTTCTCCAAGCCTATTGCAAGCACTTTGACCCAGTTGGGAACCGTGCCGCGGGCGAGCTTCAAAACCGATTGGTGAAACTACTATAGCCTTGCCCTCGATTTTCGCTGCGAGTAGCCTCGCCACCTACAACTCAGGGGATTGATATGCGGGCTTTTCTACTGGCCTTCGCGGCCGTGCTGGCTGGATGCGCGACAACCAGCGGCCCTCAAGAGACATGGCAGGCTCTGCGCGCTTCCGACCCGATCACCGGATCGGAGCGATGCACCGTCACCGCACCGGATCGCGCGTTCGGTCGAGGCTATACCCGCGCGGGCTTCATCTACCCGTTTGTGGAAATGAACAGCGAAGTCGGGCTGCTTGTTGGCGTGATGAGCGGCGGAAACTATCGCGTCCCGCCTGGTGACGTGCAGTGGCGGGTGGATAGCAATGATCACCGAACACTGAGAGCAAACAGAACCCCGGTCATTGGTGAGCGCTCCGGCGTCATGTTCAATGAGGGCCTTATGTCATCTGTCCGCAACGGCATCACCGCTGTGGACGGCGAGGAGGCTGAGGAAATGCTCGCCGAAATGCTGACCGGAACCGGTCTGCTCTATCGGGCGGCGGCGACGGCGAACATGGCAGGCTTGGCAACCTCTCGGTCGGCCTCAGTGGGCCGCATGACCAGCGAGGGTCTTGAACCCTACCCGCTCGACGCCAGCTTTCGGGCCGCACTAGCCGAATGCGGCATCGCCGCACCTAACCCTTAGAGTGCCGCTCCATATCGGCCTTTATCTCCGCTTGAACCGCGCTCATCCAAGCGCTTTCCATTGCGTCCAGGGCGTCGTGCTCCCACGGCGCGAGTTCGAGCCCCATGCGTGACAGTGCGGCCGCGTAGTCCGAATGTGAGATCGGCGACGGGCCTTGTGATCCACGCTGCCGACGAAGGCCGATCCGGTAGAACAGGCCTCTCAGGTATCCGGTGTTTTCCGGCCATTCCGGGTCCGGCGACGCTTGGCCGAACCGTGCGTTTCTCTCACGGCGGGTTTCGCCTTTTCGATCTGGCGTACCGTACCTTACTTCGACGCTGACCGCTTCCGCGAGGGCTTCTACGACGCCTTGGTAAAATTTGCGATTTTCGCAGCCGCTACGTTCGCGGCTTCCACCGCCTCTGGCAGGGCATCGAAGAGCTTGCGGGCGTTCTCAGGGGAGAAGTCCCAGACTTCACCGCCATAGGTGAATTGCTCGCCGGTCTCATCCTTGCCCCACTCCCAGTCGACGGAAACGCCGATGGCTTGTTCGAGCGTGTTCTCGCTGATCGACTGGCCGACCGATTCATAGATCGTGTCCATGTCGGCGCCCTTGTTCTTCATCCCCTGGACGATGCTCTTGCCGGATAGGCGGTGAGCAAGCCGCTTCATGTCGGGGTGGTCGGCGCTGCGAACTTTGATTTTCAGGCCAGACTTGATGCCGCGAATGATGACGTCATCGGTCCAGACAGTGGCTTCCGGGTCAATCTCAGGCTGAAGAGTTGCGATATCCATTGAATAGCTCGCTTATTGATTTTGGGAAAAAGCGGCCCCGACCGAAGCCGGGGCCAGTTGGCCAGTGAGGATTAGGTGGTAATCTCAGCCGGGAGGACGCGGGCGTAATCTTCAAAGCCGAGCTGGTATTCCTCCATCTTGAAGTCTTCATCACTGCCCGCCTCCGGGTAGTGCGGGCCGGACATCTTCGCGAGCAGATAGTCCGTGGTCGCGGACATATCGCCGGGGGCGCTGCCAGTCTCGTCATTGTGGTCAACGCGGATCACATAGTAGAGATCCTTGTTGGCCGCGCGCAGGGCGATTTGGCCCGGATCTGTGTCCTCATGCGGGACTTGCATCGGGCCGGAGCCGTAGTCGATATTGCCGAAGCCATAGAGCTTCTTGTCGTGGCCGTCATAGGTCGCGAGAGCGCGGTTCTTGCCGTAGGGCGGGAACTGACCAACGGTCGGGCCAATCGCGGTGAAGGTAAGGGCTTCAGCCGCCGCCTGGTCGAAACTGGCCGGTGCAATCGTGGTGGTGGAGAGGGCATAGGTTTTGCCCGCGTGAGTGCCTGCCATTGGTCAGGGCTCCTTCTTCATGAAAAAAGCCCCACACGGGGGCATTCAGCGGCCTATCGGGGCCGCGCCGGTATCCGCGGTTGCGGAGTTCGGATCAGGCCAGCGCCTGATATCTGATGATGACCGGGATGCGCAGCTCGCCATCGGCCTCAAGGGCCGACCCGGCGCCGGTATCCCCAGACACCTTCACGGTCACGTCATCCTCGGTGAGCTTAAGCGCCTTGGGGAAGTGCGCGGCGACCTGAGAGGCCAGAATGCCAGCGTAATAGGCCGCCCATTTGCCGCGATGGATGCAGCACGAGGCTTGCAGGTATCCGCGATAGTTCGAGACCGCCCCGGTAAAGCCCACCCGGCTCGGCTCGGATGGGAACCAGCGCGGCTCAATCCAAAGCCCGGTGCCGTCATGGACGCTTTTCGGGGTCGGTTTCGTGAATGTCTCGCCGCCATATTCGGCGATCTGAACAGTGCCGATCGGTGATGTCGGCGAGAAGGTTTCCAGGCGCTTCAAGAGCGCCAGCATGATCTTGTCATCACTCATGGAATCCTCGCCCTCACCTCGCGCACGGCGTCATCATTGATTTGCTGCCACTGGTCGGCGGCGCCCTTCATGAAGCCGTAGAGCTCTTCCATCTTGCGGGCATATTTGGCGGTCCATCCCAGATAGAGCGCCGTTCCCGGCTCCCATCCAGCAATGACCAGCGTGATGCTCGATTGATCCCAGTCGAGAACGGATCCGCTCGGTTCTGATGGCCCGGTCGGCATACCCCCAAGCGCTCCGGTAAAGCTGGACCGAAGGAAGCTTTGATCTATCGGCATCCGGCCACCTTTGCCGCCGCCGGGGTTTTTCTTGCTCGGCCCTTGCAATTGCGCGGCCTCTGCCAACCGCTGCACAGAGGTTTGAATGACCGCCCGCTGCCGTGCTTTGCACTTCGCGATAAAGGCCGGGAACGTCTTCGCCGTGTATCGGGTCATGCGGCCAGTGCGCGGCTGGATGCGTTCGCGATCCAGTCCACCCGGAATATCTCGATGCAGCGGCATCGAATGGTTTCCTTGGCCGGCGCACCCATGCTGCCATCCCCAGGATAGCGCATGCGATAGCCACCAACCACGAAAGTTGTGTCCCGTCCCGTCACCTTCTGTCCGTCTGCGGCCGCGTGCGTGTGGCGCGTTCGGCTGTCCGCCGATGCATCCCATTCGCGCTCGACATCATTCTCGCTCAGGCCCGCTTGTTCGGCGCCCTGGACGAAGGAAACATGCTGACCGGCCCGAACTGCGTTGAGGGTTTCGGTCGCGCTGATGGTTTCGCCGCGCTGGCGCAGCATCCGGTTGGAGTATTGGCGCAGCGCCGCCTCACGGGCAGCGGCTGGGGCCGACTGCCCTGCATCCATTGCGCGCCGGATCGTGCCGTCAAAGCGGCGGTCACGCAGCGTCAAATCGAAATAGGCCCGGTCTCCGGTTTCCAGATAGCGCCGCGCATTGCGCAGGTATTGGCTTTGCGGGTCGGACAGGCCGATGATCCCGCCTTCGCGAACCCCGGTCGCCCGATTGATCGTCCCGACCAGGCGCAGCGCCGTGGTGCGCGGGGCATCACCCGAGCCCAGAGCCTCACTCAAGAGCGCCTGAATGGATCGCCGCTGATCCGCGACCATCTGCGTCACCAATCCCGCCGCCTCATAGCGCAGGAAGGCTTCGGCCATCCGGTGACGCATATCGAAGCGGAACTGCACCGCCAAACCGTCCGGCCCCCGGACATTCTTCGGAAACAGACTGGTGAAGGCCCGGCCCGCGTTTTCAAACACACGGGCAATCTCAATTTCCAGATCCCGGTAAACCGCGTCGGACAGGCCGATAGCCGACATGACGCCGGACAAATCGCCCGCGCTGACCATCCGCGTCACGTCACCGACATTGATCTGACGACGCCAGTCCCGAACGCTTCGCTCGAAAGCCAAGCGAATAGCCGGGCCGTATGCTCGCTCAAGGCGGTTCAGGAGGCGGTTTTGAGCGCGCGGGGACATTGGCCCTATTCGGCCTCGTCTTCGCTCTCAGGCGCGGCCTGTGCAGCCGCAGCGGCATCAATGCGCGCCGAAAGCGTGGCCTCGCCGATATTGGAGGCGTAGGTGACGCCCAATTCATCCGCCTTGGCCTTCAAAGCGTCGAGCTGGCCGCCGGAAAACTCCCAGCCTTCCAGTTCCAGCGCCGCACGGGTCTTGGCGGACAGCTTGAGCCCGATCAGGTCCCGGCTTTCGCCCGGTCCGATAGCAGCCAAACCGCCGTCATGACGAAAGGCCCGGCGCTTGTCGGAGTGATTGGTGATCGTGGTTTTCATGGCTCATGCCCTCACGGTTGCGTCGAACATCACGGGGAGCCCGCTCGGCCCGGACGGCTGGATCACATTGACGTTCGCGATCTGGTAGTTGGCGGCCTCGCTGCCGACATAAAAGCGCAGGACCGTGTCGGTGGTCGGAATGGCCACCCCATCCGGTGCGGTGACCAGTGCGCGGCGGTCGCCAGCCTGGATCGAGGTTCCCGCCTTTTCGCGCTCGGTATAGTCCACGATGACCGCCTGCACTGCGGTTTCCGTCTCGGTTGGTGTTCCCGGCGCATAGGGTCCGCCGCCACTGGTGGTCGTCGTGACCAGAAGGGCCGCGCCGCCGAACTTCGTGATCAGCCGGGTCGCCGTTGCTGCGGAGAGGGAATAATCCTTCGTGGCCATCACATGCGCTTCAAGCTGGTGGTGTTGGACTTGGCCCCGATCAGCGGGGCAAGAATGCCATCCACAATCGTCAGGACCGGCATCTGTGCGGTATCACTGCCCCCGGCGTCAAAATAGGTGGTCTCCTCGGAGAGCGGGCCGACCGTTTCGCTGGTGCTCTTGACCCGCGTTCCCGGCGTGAATTGCGGGGCGAGACTTCCCGGCGTGGTCAGCTCGGCACGGGCCAGCTCATAGGCAGCGCGGACAACCTCATCAGGGACGGCAGAGGTCAGGATTGTTTGCCCGAAAGCATCCGTCACCTTGTCGCCATTCGACATCTTGCGAGGCCATGCGCGGGTCTGGTCACGACCATCGGTGCGCACGCCGGGGAATTGGTGCTCATAGCGAGCGTCTTCCGCCTCGCTTCCACGCAGGAGCGCGGTCGTCAGGTCGTCATCATCCGCCGCCGCAATATCGGTCTGCCCGCGATCGCTGGCGTAGGTCTTCCATGCGGCAATCGTGCTATAGGTCATCGCTCGCCCCCGATCTCAACGGTCACGATTTCGCCGCCCGTCTCGCTGTCCCAGTCCGACGCGATGCGAACGGCCTCTTCAGCCGTCGCGCCCGCTGCCATCGCGCCAATGGCGATCTCCCGGCCCGAACCGATTGCATAGAAGGGTGCTTCAAAAGAAAGCGAGCCGGCCGGGTCGTACTCGATGAATGACCCGTCACGCCGAAACCAGATGAGATTGCTTTCCTTCAGCTCCGGTCGCGCGTCCTCGTCTGCCCCGGCCACGATCCAATCTTTGAACCGAAGCACCTCGCCAAATGAGCCAGACCCTGCGATTGCGCCGCCGTCATGCTCGAACACCTTGCGGGCCGTCCCGCTGCGCACGCCATTGCACCCGACATGCGAGTCCGCGGCCATGACGCCATCTCGATAAGCAATCGTGGTCATGCAACCCTCACCTTGATGCAGCCGGCCACCGCCGCCCGGTCAAATTCATTCACGCCCAATGCTCGCGCACCCAAGGCGTTTGATCGGCGATCTGATCCGCCTTTTCCTGTCCGTGGAAATAGACGATGCGGGCACCCCCTAAGCCGTTCGCCTTCACATGGCCCTTGTAGCTGACCACGTGACCGGGGAAGGCCTCATCAAGAACCGCGCAATTCTGCTTGCGAAGCCAGACCATATCGGCCTGATCGCCACCGTCTCCGTCGAAGTCGTGCCAGATCCAGTCAAGCCCGGCTGGAACCAAGGCCACGCCATTGCAGGTCCGGGCGCGGTTGTACGGGTCCAGCGGAAGCGCGATCTTGTCCGCTGTCAGGCAGTAGTCCGCCAAGTGGTCGATATTGCCGGTGATGACCGTGTCGAGGCCCACCAGGATCATCGGCTCACCCAGCCGGTAAGGCTCAAGACAGTCAGCATATCCCGGCGTCGGGTTGCTCAAAAGCTCCTGCGAGACCGGAACGCTGTATTCCCGCACCCGATCCGTGAAGACTACGAAATTGAACGGCACAGTCAGGTTGCGGGCAAAGCCGCGATAGAGCCGCTCGACCCATGATTCATTGTACCGGCTCGAAAACGACTTGCTGTGTTGGTTCGTCTGCCAGAACGGCACCGCGACGGTGATCACGATGCAAACTTCATGCGCTCAAACGGTCGGGCGCGGGTGCAGGCCCGACCGTTGACCCATAGAGCGCCCGGCGGAACGTCACGGGTCACGCGCTCACCGGCTGCTATCATGGCCTTTGCCCCGATGCGAACGCCCGGCAAAACCACCGCATTCGCTCCGATGCTGGCCCCATCTTCCACGATGACAGCCCAGCGGGTGCCGTCGAACTCTTCCGGCCGATATCCAGTCTTGTCCGTGCGCGGCCAAGCGTCGTTTGCCAGCGTAACGTTCGGCCCGATGAACACGTCATCCTCGATCAAGAATCCCGGCCCCATCATCACGCCGCCGCTGATCCGGCAACGGTCGCCAATCACAGGCCCGTGCAGCATCGCGAAGGGCGAAACCGAACAATCCCGGCCAAGCACCGTGCCGCCGGTCACTGACGCGAACTGCCGAATAATCGTTCCTTCACCGATTGCCACACCGCCCGCGACGTAGGCCTGAGGGTGTATCTCCGCTCTACTCGAAATCATGCGGCCAACGCCTCGTCGATTGTCATGCGCTCAAAACCAGTCAGGGCGGTTTCGGAGGTCGCGTTGATGCAGCGGATGCCGTGTTCCTCGAGGTCGCGTGCTGCCCGGTTGAGGATGCCGCGCCATTCGTCGAAACGGGCTTCACACGGGTTGGTCAGTCGGCAGCCCCGGCTGCTATCGTGGTCACGATGCCAATGCAATTGGCCGCCCGTAGCCTGCATGTCATAGCCCAGCAGAACAACCGGGCCTGCCCCGAACAGGACTGCGAGATTGAGCGCCTGGAACCCGGTATTGCGGCCATTGTGGATGCAGGCAGGGTCGAAACTGATGCGGTCGAGCGCCTTGCCGTGCGCCTGCGTGGCACCGAAGCGGGGCGCGATCCGTGATTGCGTCCATTTCTGCCCGGCGAACTCTGGCCGGTAGTGTTCCCACCAAGGCCCGTCACTGGCATAGAGCACGTCAGCCCAAGGCGCGCGCTCGTGTGTGTTGTTGGTGACGATGACGCGGCATTGCCCGGCGCTGTGCGCTGCCCTGACGGCCTTGATTTGGCCATCTGAGAGCGACGGGCCGGACGCCATGATAACGGCCCTCTCGCCATCCCATTGCCGAGGGATCATTCGGCTGACTGAAGGCCCCTGATGCGCTCGCGAAGCTGGATTTCATCCCAGCCCGCATACGCTTTCTTGCCCCCGTTCAGTTCGAGATAGCGGGCGCGAAGCGCGGCCTTGTCCATCCCGTCCAGATCATCGCTCGATCCGCTTTCCGGCTGGACCGGTTCGGTGGGTTGCACCGGCTCTGGTGCGCTTTCCGGCTGGACCGGTTCGCTTCCACCATTGGCATAGGCGGTAGCCGCCTGGATCGACATGCCACGCTCAAGAGCGGCCATGTAGCGTGTGCGGACGGGATCAAACATAGGAACTTCCTTGTCAGAGGGAGGGAAAAGAAAGGGCGAGCCGAAACCCGCCCCTCCTCATTGGGTCGATCAAGCAGCCGCGATGCGGTGAACGAAACGCACGATGCGAACGTTCTTCTGCTCATAGACACGCGACCAGTTGCCAGCCGTCGCCAGCTCGGCATTGGTCGGCGTGTCAGCGGAGGCGGTGCCGGTCCACTTGATCCCGCGTGGGTGCAGGACGAAGTGACGACGTGAGACGAGGTATTCCTCGCCACCGCCGACCAGCGCGTTGCGCTCGATCTCGGTCGGGACCTTCGGAGTGCCCTCGCCGTAACCGATCGCGCCCTGGCCGAAGAGGTAGGACGTGTAGACGCCATTGCTCACCGGCATGCTGTCATCCACGATGACGCGCTTGCCCTGATAGGTGGCGATGGTCGGCTTGCCCTCGTCATCGGCCAGATAGTCGATGAGACCCTGCTTGCGCATCAGGCGTTCGGTTGCCGAGTGCACGGCGATGGCCGAGAGCTTGGTTTCCGAGTCGCCCAGCGTGCCGCCGGCGTCGATGAAGGCTTCACCATCCAGAACAGCGGACGCACCGGATAGACCGGAGATGTCCAGGGTGTTCTGCGCCGGGGACTCCGCCGCCAGAGCGCCCATCGCGCCGTTGAGGGTGGAGATCATGCAGGCCTGCCAGCGACGGTTCCACTTGTCGGCGACAAGCGTTGCGATGGCATCCATCGGGTCATCACCAGCCAGAGCGCCAGCGAGGTCCTTGGCACCATAGACGAGCGCGCGACCGTTCAGGACGGCAACGTCCTGCGCGGTGCCGATGTTCGCCACGGTGAGGTCGGCGCCGGTCGTCAGGATTTGGTCGTCACCGGCCAGGTCCTGCCAGAACGGCATCTGGACCTCGGAACCGCCACCACCACCGAGATTGAGGTCCGCAACGGGAACCACAATGCCGGATTGGAAGAAGTCCGAGAGCTCGGCAGTGCGCTCGATCATGTAAGGGTTGAAGATTTCGGGGACGATCACATCGCCCAGAACGGTAGCAGCCATAGTGGTTTCTCCTTAGATGGCTGGTTTCACTGAGAAATCAGCCTCGCCACTGGCAGGCTGCGGTCGGGGTGCGGGCACTGCCCGCGGGGCGAACGGCACTCGGGCCGTATTCGGGGGGTCAGGCCTCGATTGGCTTGCGCGCCATGAGGGCCTTTTCCAGATCCTTGAAGCCGGCCTGCACTGCGGCCTTCTCGGCTTTTGCCAGATCGGATGTTTTCAGCCGCGATTGCTCGGTTTTGTTCCAGGCCTTCGCGGTGAAGGGGTTATTGTCGAGCTTGCGTCCATCGGAGCCGGTCGCACCGATACCTTGAGCCTTCGACACGTATTTCTGTCCGCGGTCCGAGCTGGCCCAATCGGCGACGTAGCGGTCAAGCGAGACATCGCCCATGTCCGTTTCGACAAGCGCGCTCACGCCATCATCGGATTCGTCCAGCTTGATCTTGGCGCGCTGCTTGAGACCCGGAAGAATGTCTTCCTTGAAGTCCGGGTTGATGTTCGCCTTGTCCATCGCGCGGGACAGCCCCTCGTCAACAGTCAGGCGTTCGAGTTGGCCGCGCAGCTTCTTGGCCTCATCGGCCTTTTTCGCAAGCTCGCTCTGATGCTTCTTTTCGAGTTGCTCACGAACCCGGACGAGTTGCTCATCCTTCTGCGGCTCCTTGCCATCGGACGCGGCCTTGAGGGCCTCATAGGCGTCGGCATCGAAATCGTCAGGCAGGCCGTCGAGGCGGGCGAGAGCTTCGTCCAGCTTACCCTGGACCTCCGCGCGCTTGGCCTTCTCATGATCCTTGGCCCGGCGCAGCGGCCCGGTCTCGGGGTGGTCTTTCAGGCCCTCGATCTTGAGGATGAATTTGTCATCCTGCTCGTCGTAATAAGCCTGCAGGGCCTCATCAACTTGATCGAGGCTGTCGATTACTGCTTTCAAAGCCACTGGCTTTCTCCTTGGGTGATTGCCGCACTGCGGCCATGAAAAACCCCGCTCGATGGCGGGGGTGGTCAGGGAAGAGCGCCGCTCTCATCCATTGACGGGAGGCGGATATTTCCGCCCTCCTCGATCAGCTTGACCTCGTCATCCCAATCGCGATCAGGGCTAGCGACGCCCCCGTCTTGCAGATTGGTGTAGGCCGTCTCGCCGGAGATCAGGCCCTTGTCCCAGAGGTTCATGATCGAGCCCATTTCTTCCGGGCTCATCTTGCGATCCACCAGTGATGTCGGCGGGGTCACAGTGATGTTTTGCGCTTCGGCTTCGGACAAACCATGAAGCAGGGCCGCATAGCGCAGTGAGCGTTCAAGCGCGGCGCATGATGCGTGCGCGATCGACACCAGGCTGGCCGTCTCCGCCGTGAAGCGGATGCGCAGGGCGTCCCCGCTCTCGGCTGACTTGTCGCCGGAATTGAAAAGCCGGGCGCCCGCATTGGCGGCGTCGGCCTTCTCGTCCTCGATGGCGGTCTTGTGTGCCGCGATACCGATACCGGACGGGCCGACATATTTCATGTCGGGAGTAACGCCTTCGCCGCCCTGGAGGGACACGCAAGCGCCGGCCCCAACAGCGTCCGGGGCCTCACCATTGATCACGACAAGCGTTTCCTGCCCGCTCATGAAGAGCTGCCAGCGGTAGTCTGCCGAGAGCTGATACATCGAGACGGCGGGGCGTGCGATGCCGATCAGGGGCGGCGTTTCGGTCTTCAGAGACAGGTCACGGGGACCGGCCACAACCAGCGGGATTTCGGTCAGCGCTTCACGGCGGGCGGTGGTCGGTTGCGCCGCGCCATCCATCGTCTTACCGGCCGCATTGTAGCGAGTGGCGGTATAACGCCCGTCGATCAGCTCAAGCGCGAGGAATTGCTCTTGATGGGTCCAGCCGAAACCGTCCCGCACAAGGCCGCTCTCATCGAGCACATAGAGCTGGCGAGCTTCGTCCCAGTTGATCAGGGATTCGGCGCTGTAGCCTGCGAGGTACGGGTTTCCGCTCTCCGGTGCGTCCGCAAGGATGGCATAGCGCCCGACTTCAAGTATCTGGCCAGTCACGCGGCGGTGGAAAGCCTCAAGCGGAAGCCCGTCTGCCGTCGCGCGCTCCCAGATCCAGTCCATGCGCTCAGGCAGTTCGATCTGGATTTCAGCCTGGTGGATGACGCCCACCATTGCCTGCACAGCCGGGTTTACGATCTCAGGAAAGCGGGCGCGCTTCTGGTAGGCCGCGTAGAAGGCTTTGCCCTTGTCCGGCTGGGCCGCGAACCCGCTCGGCTTGGGCAGATAGCGTTCCCCCTGCCCTTTCACGGCGCTCTCGCCCCGCACGGCGTCCCGCATCAGCGTCCATTCGTCTTCCCGGTCGAGATAGTCCGGGTGTTTGTCTGAGGGCGATCCGGCCATGTCAGTAAAGCCCCCTTACGGTAGAGGTTGAGGTTTCAGGCTTTGCGCCAAGCATCAATTCCGTGATCAGCCAGACCAGCGCGTCGGCCCGGTCGGGAGAGCCCTCGCCGACATATCCAGACGCGGTGAAATTCACCATCTGGTCTTCAAGTTCCGGGAAGTCTCCGACGTGGTGAACCTTGCGCTGCTCATAGAGAGCGGATATCGGCTCTGCGCGGACGGCCTTGCCGCGACTGGCGACCACCTCCTTGAAGGCCGCGGCCTTGTCGGCGGTGGCGACAGTGAAGCGCACCATGTCCCCGCCGTAGTTGCGCTCTCCGACAATTCTGTCAGCGCCGTGGCGGTGGTATAAATCAACAGCCCGTCGCCCCCACCCTTCAGGGGAGAGATTGCACGTGCCATCCTCAAGAATGTATCCGTGGCCATCGAAACCAATGCCACCAACCACGATGCCGATGTCATCGCCGCCGCCATCGCCGCGCGTTCCCGACGGGTCAACAGCGACCACGATCCGGCGAAGCTCCGGGGCCTTGGCGACACGCAAACTGTCCAGGCCTGGCATAACCTTGCCGTCCGGCGACTTGCGGTCCTCCAACGCCCAGAGCGCGCCGTTGACTTCCGACGCCCATTCTCCCGCCTCAAACCGGAGCCGCTTCGCCGCGCTCATGGAGGCCAGGACCTCGAAATACTCGCCCGGCAGGTTGTCGGCATTGTCGGACGGGTTGATCTTCATTTCCCCGTAGAGGTCGGGATTGGGCAGCGCCTCTTTCGTGCCAGGCTTCACACCGGCGCGGAAAAGCTGAAAGCTCCAATGCAGCTTGCTAGGCGGGTTGCAGTCGAAATAAGCCTTGATCGCCAGATATGCCCGACCCGTGGCCGCAGCAATCTCAGGGGCAAGCGCCACCTTCTGCGCCAATCGGGACAGCGCCGTTTCAACCGATGCCCACGGGATCTGGCTGCTCTCGTTGAAATACAGGGTCGCGTATTCCTGTCCGAGAATCTTCTCGACCCGCTCCTTGTCGTCCAGCCCGGCAATCCAAACCTGCGATCCATTCGGCAGCTCGACGAAAAAATCAGTCTTGTCCCAACGCACCCGCAAATCAGGAAAGCACAGCTTCAAGACCGTGGGCAGCGTATCCGACCACACCGACGTTTTGACGTGGTTGAACCGGAAGCGGAATATCACATGCCGAGAGCCAGGCGCGTTGATTGCCCGCTGAATAATCGCCCGGACAAGCACGAACGTCTTGCCAGACCGCGACCCGCCGCGAAGCATGATGTATCGCTTGGCGCTGCCCAGCAGCCGGTTGGCCTCGCGCTGCTTCTCAGTCAGCCGGACGATTTGCGCCATTACAGCTCAGCGTCGTCTTGCGTGACCTTCAGGTTCATCGTGGCGACGGTTTCCGTCTTGTCAGTTAGGCCCAGATCGCGGGCGATGATGTTGGCATTCAGCAGGTCCGCAGCGGCGCCGGCGAACTTCTGAGAGCGAATAATCTCTTCGACACGCGATGTGACCGCCAGAAAGTCGGGACGCTCCCCATAGTCTTTCCATGTCTGCCGGGCGATATCGAGGAAGATGCAAAGCCCCTCAATCGTCATGGCTCGCATCTTGGCGACATTGGCAATCGTCACGGTTCCCTGAAACGCGAAGGGCTTGGCCTCGTACAGGGGGTTGTCCTCGACCCATGCGAAATATTCTTTTGCTGCCGTCCACAGGGCTTCCGGGGATTCGAATATCGGATTGCGGCCGTGAGAGCTGCGCGCTTCCCAGAAGCGGTTTCCAGGAAGGAAGCGCCCCGTCTCTTCGTCGCGATCACCACCAGCCATCAGCTCACCCTCCGGCCTGTGTCATCACCCATACGGCACCACACAGAGCGCCAAGGGAAAAAGCTGCCAGCATTCCAGCAGTGAGGATGGATTCGGTGATGGTATGTTCACGTTCGGTCATGTCAGGCGTCGCTTTCCATGATGATGGTCGCCTCGAACTCTGCTTCCAGGTGAGGCGTGCCGTCCGGGTCGATCCATGCAGTCGCTGCCATAGCTCCCGATGCCTTGGCCCGGTCGAGCATGGCCCCCAGCATTTCGATCTGCGTGATCTGGCCGCCGGTCAGGCCGAATGACTGGCTCATGATGCTTTCGGGCACGGTTGGCTTGGTCATTTCGCGATTCCCTCCGGCACCTATATAGGCTATAAAGTTGACCTGCTGCGGTCTAAACCCGCGTTTTCCGCTCCCGGAGCTGATGTTTTGCCTGATTTCCAAGCCCGCTCTCTGGACTGGTATCTAGATCAACTCGGATGGACGAAGGCCGAACTAGCGCACAGGCTGGGCAGGTCGGCAGAAGCCGCTACACGGTGGGGCAATGAGCCGCCTCAATACGCCCTCGCCTATCTGGCGCTGGCGCTGGAACTCAAAGCCGTCAGGGATGTTGCGGGTAAAGCACTGGAAAGGACGAAGTGATGGGCGAGAAAATCACCTACACAACCCACACAGAGGCCGATACGGCTTGGGTTAAGGGTAAGCATGAGGTTGATGGCGAGCTAAACGGGCACCGCGCATCCATCGTGACGGAGCAATCCGCGATGACGGTCATACACCCCGGAACCCCGCCAACCGAACACCCCGTTGATGCCATGCTGGCTATGGGCGTTGAATTGACGCCAGAACGGGAAGCCCGATTGCGAGCGCTCTGTGATGAGCCGGTTGAACTGACAGAGGGAACGAAGTGATGGACATCACGGCTCGAAGGGCTCGTATCGAGCGAGTAATTGAACGCTTCACAGGGCAACCGGGCGGGCCGTTCGCGGCCGCAGCGCTCGCCGGTACCCTCTTTCCCAACTCAATGCGCTTAGCGGAGCGGTGGGGTGCCCTGCAAATGCTGGCGCCAAGAGAGACGCTGGACGCGATCCAGACCGTCGGGCGCACAACCGTCATCAGTGCGTCGGGCTTGATCGAATGGGCTTTGCCTGTGTACCGCCGTGGCTTCGCAACGCGCGAAGAGGTCATGCAGCTGATCGACGCCCTGCCCAGCCCGAAGACTCAAGACCTGATTGCTGCATACCGTTCCGGTAGCAAGGTCGACATCAAGACTATCGACACGGCCATCCGGGCTACGGCATCCGCTCTATCCAGTTGAGCTACGGGGTGGGGACCATATTGCCAGCGTCGGGAAGATGATGCGGCCAAGTCGGGACCGCAAACCCCATCCGCCGCGCCTAACACAGCGACTACCTGTGCAATGCGAGTATAGGCGCTCGACCAATGGGGTCACTGTAGGCAACCCTTCCTCCGGCCCTCGGTTCAAGGATTGTCAGAGTGAGTGTGACCGGGGAAGGGTGTTTGGACATGACAAAGCGCCCGGCCCGCTATGGACTAGGCGCTTGCCTATCGACTTCCAGTGCGCCGCTCGGCTGACAGGTGCCTCGGCAGTCCTGCCGTGAGTGCTGCGGATCGGTTCCACTGGGGCGGGTCGAGCCCGCCATATCTGGTGTCAATCTACGCCTGATCCGGGGGCAGGGTCAATATCTAGTTACGCGGCTTTCGGCTCGAGGTCCATGTCTTCCACGGAGACGGGAATATCGACCTCCTTTCCAAGCAGATCACGCTTGAAGTGGGCCACGCCGTCCGCGATCTCTCGAATGGTCAGGACCTCGCCCGCAAGAATGCCATCCGTGATGCGGACGCGCTCGCCCGGCTGGAACCGCTCAAGATCGGCCGGCGCTTCATCGTGGAGCTCGAAGAGAGGCGTTGTCGCCGCCTTCATGACCTGCTGAATATCATCGACGTTGATCACCCGGGGAAAGCCCGTAGAGGGGTTCGCAAGGCAACCAATGATCAGATGGACCTCAGAGAGCCGATACCAGTCGAGACGGTTTACTCCCTCACCCACGAAGACGATGGACTTGTACGCTGGGAATTGGGTCTTCTTCGGCTCGGCATAGCGGCTCTTTTTGCGCCAACGCCATTCGGACGGAACAAAGGCCGTGATACCCATATCCGAGAGAACCCGTTGCAACCGATACTCGCCCTGCGGTCGGGCTTTCAAGGCGTACCAGGTCAGCCGACCGGCTTGCTCGCGCTCTCTACGGGTGAGATTGCGGAATTGCGTCATTGTCCGGTCTCCGTGTTGGGGGTGTAGGTCCAGCTTTCGCGAAGGCCGGTCCCTTCTGGCGTTTCCTCCTTTGTGGCGGGGCGAACGGCCTCGACCAGCAACCGCTCCAGCATATCGACTGGGCCGCTGCTGGAGAGAATTTCCAGCGCTACGGCTCTGGCGCCCCCCGCCTTGATTGCGCGCTCGAACCTCTCGACTTGCTGGCCGGATATCTTCAGCGCGAACTCGACATCCGCAGGCGAAGCTGAAGACCGGAGCGAGCCACCACATTCATTCGTCATCACACACCACCTTTCGATTTAATCGCGGGAGAAGAGTGCGGGGAGACGTTTTGCGCGCCTCCCCGCTGTTGCTTGCCCGGGCACAGGGCGCATATGTGGAGCTTGCCCGTCATGCTGCCGTGGCGGTCTCGAGCTTTCGGGACGCCATTTCGAGACGTGACTTCGCCCACGACCGTTGCCCGCACTGGCGCTTTGCCAGGCCGAGGATTTCAGCGCGCGTCGGCCACCAGGGTGACTTCCGAGACCACTGATCCAAAGCCCACAGGGCAACATCGCCCGGCAATTCCGAGAGGTCCTGGACCATGACGCGAACCGCCAGGTCCGTATCCTGCTCCGAAGTCTCCCGGCGCTTGCAACGCACTGAAAGATAAGCCACCGCCTTGGTCAGATCGGATGGGCTGGCAGGTCGCATTCCGTGATCCAGCACTTTCAGCCCATCGCGAATCTGATCCGCGTCCAAGGCCTCGACGCCGCAGGCGCCGAACTCAATCCCGGTCACGACCTGGTAGCTGCCCTCATCCGGTGGGAACATCGTCGTCGTCCGAAAGGTCAGCGAGCATCCCAGCGCATGCTTCAGCGACTGAATAACCGCCCCTTCGACGTGTCGAGGGTCGATAGGCTTGGCGGGGTCGCTCTTGGGAATTGCTGGCAGGTTGGTCATCGGGTGTCTCCGGGATTGAAAGGGCTTCACGGTTGCGGGAGGACGCTTCCAGAACGGCTTTTCTGAAATACGTCCAAGTGGTGATCGGGCTGGCACGGGGTTGCATGGTCTTGGCGGCGATCACCGGCACGATGTCCCGCTGGAAGTCGCATCCGGCCTGAAGCCATCGACCCACTTCAGCGCCGGACAGGGACAGTCCAGGCTCCTTGGCCGGGTCCGCCAATCCAGGGCCGGCAACTTCCAAAAGCTGCCGGATCGAACTAGCCAAATCAGGTCGATCTGAATTCCCGTCGTGCGCAGGCAGAGAAGAGTCTATATGGTATGGTTCTGGATAGGCTGAACCTATGTCATTGTTTTCATTGGATGGGTCATCAATCTCAGCCGGTTTTCGCGCGGTTTTCGCGCGGTTTTCAGCGCGTTTTCGCGCTCCTTTCGCGCCGTTTTCAGCGTTTTCCTCCTCCTGCTCGATCCTGTGACCGACCTCCGAAAGAGCCCTCGCCTGGCAAATCGCTCCATCTTCAATGGTAATTTTGCCAGCCTTCAGGAGGGCTGATTTCAGGGATTTCCACTTGCGCATCGAGACGCGACACCGGTGCATCATTTCCCGGTCTCCCTCGTCATCATCGGGCAAGGGTGCCCGTCTGGAATTGATGGCGTTGCAGATACGCAGGAGAGCCGCCTCCTCCTCGAGCGAAAGAGCGGCTGTGCCATCATCCCACTCACGCCCGAACATGCGCCAGTATGGATCGCTCATCGGTGATCCTCCCTGTCGCTAAAGCGCATGCGCTCGCCATTGAAATGCAGATCGCAGATGCCGATCGGTCCATGCCGCTGCTTGCCGATGATAACTTCAGCGTCGAACTGGATGCGGCGGAACTCATCTTCCCACGCGAGATATTCGGGCGTGCCTTCCTGGGGCTTCTCACGCTCGCGATAATAAGCGTCGCGATACAGAAACAGCACACCGTCCGCGTCCTGCTCTATCGATCCAGATTCACGAAGATCGGAGAGCTGCGGGCGCTTGTCCTGACGGTTCTCGACCTGACGGGATAGCTGCGACAAGGCGAGGACGGGTATTTCCAACTCCTTGGCCAGCGCTTTCAGGGCGGCGCTGATTTCAGAGACCTCCTGGACGCGGTTATCACCTCGGGTCCGCTTGGATGGCGTCACCAATTGGAGATAGTCCACAATCAGTAAATCAAGCCCCTTGGACCGCTTCAGGCGACGGGCGCGAGAGCAGAGGGCGTTGATTGAAATCCCGCCCGTATCGTCGATATGCAACGGGAGCTCGCTCACCTTCAGTGCCGCTTCACGAACGCGCTCAAACTCGTCTTGGTTGAACACGCCTTGTCGGATTTTCCACGAAGGGACATTGGCCAGGTCGGCGATTATGCGTTGCGATATTTGATCACCAGCCATCTCAAGAGACGGGAAGCCGACGCTGTGCCCCTCTCGGGCCGCGCTCTCGGCAATATTCGTCGCGAGGGCCGTCTTTCCGATTGATGGGCGCGCGGCAAGGATAATCAGATCCGATGGGTGCAGGCCGCCGAACTTGGTATCCAGGGTCTTGATGCCGGTGGGAATGCCCCCGGCGCCGTCGCTCTCATAGGCGGAAGCAGCTCGCGAAAGCATTGTGGCTGTATGCTCTTTGAAACTGAGATAGCCCCTGGAGCCCGTTTTCTGCTCCGCCAATGAGAAGAGCTGGGATTCCGCATGTTCGATCAGCGCGTGCGCATCCACGTCCTGATCAGTGACAGCATCGCCGGCCATCTCATTGCCGACGCGTATCACTTCACGACGCAGGAATGTCTCGCGAACCATGCGGCCGTATTCGACCGCGGCGTTGCTGGTCAGTGGCGCAGATTGAACCAATTCGATCAGGTATGCGGTCCCGCCGATTTGAGCGAGGCCGTCATCCTGTTCGAGTTTGGCTTTCAGGGTGATCGGGTCGCACAGATTACCGATTCCGATCTGGTCGCCGATGGCCTCGAAGATGCGGGCGTGAACCGGATCATGGAAATGCTCTGGCTTGAGCCAGTCTGCGATCCGGTGATAGGTCGCGTTTTCGTACAGGAGAGCACCAAGGATTGCTTGTTCCGCATCAATGTTGCGCGGCACCGTCGCGGCGGCTTCCGGCTCCTGAGAGGGCGTCTGGGCAATTTCGGCGACCATTATGCTGCCACCCCGAACACAAAGCGGTCACGCGAATTAATCTTGGATCGGTCAAACCGCTTTCGGGGGCGCTTGTACGGCGACATGCAGCGCGCGTGGTGATGCGTGCAGTAGGATGAATCCTCGTCCTGCTTGGCACCGCAGAAAAGCGTATCGGCGCTTCCCGGCGTGTTCACATCATCAATCGGAAACCTGCACTGGTCACGCTCCAGATCGGTGAATCGCGTCGGATTCATTTGAACCGGAAACACCGCCGCATGCGCCATCAAAGCGACGCGCACTGCGACCGGCTTATCCTTGTGCCCAACCTTGAGCCAGCGGACGCCGCCATGCTGGCGTGTCTTAGGCTGCGCGGCGATCTTCTTCACGCGCTCTGGCGCGTTGGGGCTCTTGCCCGTGCACCCAAGGCGGTGGAGCTTGCCAATCACCGCGCCGCGACTGTTGAGCCCCATTTTGCGCCGGATCATCTCGGCAGACATGCCGGACTTCCACGAATCGACCAGCTCCTCTTGAGCTGAAGGCGTCCACTCGAAATCTTGTGTCATCACCGGCCCTCCGGCTTGTGTTGGAGACAGAACCAGGAGCCACGGGAACGCAGAGTCACGTTGAACCCGTATCGAGCGGGATTACCGCAGGTCTGGCATGTGAATGGGGGAATAGGGGCGTTCATGCGAACCCCCGGCTTTGCAGTTTGCGAGAGCCTTTCGGAGGCCATTGGTTGGCCGGCGACGGGATGGATTTGGTCTTACCAGCGGCGCGGCGTGCCTGTTGCCCGGTCAGGCGCGCTTGGCGCTTGGCCTTGGCGATGCGAGGTATGTCCTCCTCGCTCGTCTTCTGCCGATGGCATTCGCGGCAAGAAAGCCACAGGTTTTCCTCTGTGTTCTTTCCGTTCAGGGCGACGGGGACGCGGTGCTCGAACTCCTTGCCGACATTCTTGCAGCCGTCCGCTTCACACATGCCACCAGACCGGGCGAGCACGGCGCGCTTGACGGCAACCGGGATAGCTTTGCGCTTCATGTGACGTGCCCCCACGTTGCGCCTCGAACAACGTTTTGGACGCACGACACCCCAACCCCAAGGCGCGACGCGATGCTCGGCACGGTCTCACCGTTTCTGCGTCGCTTCCGGATCTCCCGGACGTCACCCTCAGTCAGTACTGCGTGTTTTGCAGCAGAGCCGAAAACAAGTCGGCCCTTTCGTTTAGCGTCCTGCATATTATCGGCCCGTGTTCCGACGAATATGTGATCAGGACGGACACATCGCGGATTGTCGCAGGCATGGCAGCAATCCAATTCATCCGACACTTCGCCGACCAACGCCTTGTAGACGGCACGATGGGCCGCAGTCCGCCGCCCCTTTAGGCTAAAAACACCGTACCCATGATTGTTAGTCGGCCCACGCCACAACCAACAGCCTTCACCCAAGGAAAAGGAGCCGATCAACCGGGCAAATGGGTCTGGCAGGTGACCCAGGCGACCACGCATGATCCCGGCCTCGGTGAAGGCTTTGCGCAGCGTTTCTCTTCCTATGCCCGTATCTCGCTCCACACTTCTCAGCGACCCGCCAGATTGATACATTTCGGTAGCGACATCGATATTCTGCTTAGCCATTACGCGCCTCCCGGTTCCAGATCAGGGCTTCCGTGGTGATGTCGCGAAGCTCTTTCCAGCGGGCTTTGCGCTGGCCTTTTTGAGCGCGTATCCAGCGTTCACGGGCCGCAGCACGGGCTGGCTCCATAGCGACGGGGAAAGCGCTTGGATTTGGCGGTGGCGTGAACAGATCGGCCATCACGCTGCCCCCATCATCTTAACGACAGCGGACGGGCGAACATTCGGAGAGAGACCCGCCTTGGCCGCATAGCTGGTGCGGTGGCGTTGAAGCTCGGCAATGGCCTCGTCAATCTCGCGAACGGTCTGCAAGCATTCCGCCGGCGTCTCGGTTTCCCCGCCATCGCTGTTCGGGTTGGTCGCTGCCGTGATGGTCTGCACCACGTCATTCAGCTCGCCAGAGATATGGCCGACGCGCTCAATGGCTGACATCTCGCAGGGCGAGGCCCCCTGCCCCGTGCGTTCGCGATATAGCTGACCGTAGACAGCTCCAAGCGGGCCGGGGCGACCCGTGCTCTCGAAAAAGGCAACGTCCAGGTCGAGAGCCTGCGAAAGCGTGTATGGCGTATAGCTCGACCGATCGCTGTCACAGGCGTGACGAACACGGCCTTCAGTCATGCCGATGATTGCCGCGCACCCTTCGATGCGGAAATGATCTCGCAGCGCCACAGAAGCGCTTTCAAACGTTCCGGGCTTCCTGATCTTGGTCATGGCCGAATTGCCTTTCCGATTGTCATGGACGGTTGCCGATCGCCGGTCGCATGCTGGCGTCGGGCAAACAGAGGGCGGATGAAATGAAGGGTGCGGACCAAACCGCGCGGGGCGGCGACATGGCGCAGCGCTTGAGCCGGATTGCCGTTGCAGCAGACAGGCGTGCAGCAAACCTCCCGGAGAATGACCCAGAGCGAGCTTTCCATGCCGCTCATTGTGATCTGGCAATGACCAGACTGGCGCGGCTTCATGGTCGCCGCCATGCGTGAATGGGTGCGCGTCCGGGGCAAAGGGGGAAAGACCCGGACGCGCTTCGCCACACGGAGGGATGAGCGCGGGCGAATTCGATTATTCGAAAAACATTTGCAACTCAGGGCTTTGTGTTCCAAGCCGCACAATTCGGCCCCAATCGCGACAGATTCTGTCACCACCGTCCGGTATGGGTTGGGGAACAACCAAGAAACGGACGGTGGTGTATGGACAAAATGCCCAAGCTCTTCATTGACTTCCCGGCCCTCGTGGAGTGGCACGGGGACCGCTTTGAAATCACATCCGAGAGCGGGGGCGTTGAGGTGCCGCTGGTTCTCACCAAGCATGCCGCCGTCGGTCTGCTCACAAACTTGCGTCGTGCCATCTTGCAAAGCGAGCGGATCGACGAAGTGCCGGTTTTTGAGAGGGTGCGGGATTTCTGACATCAGGCGGCGTCCCGCGCACGCCGTGCGGCGAGGGCATAAAGGAGCTCATACGAGACATCCCGAACCCCTTGCTCCTCGGCAGCTGCGACGACTGCAGGAAAATGAGCCGCAGGCAATCGATCGCGGTATTTCCACATCCGGACGATCACGGGTTCAACGCCAACCGCCCTGGCAAGAGCTGCCGGACTTTCAAACGCATCGATGAGGGCGGAAAATGAGGAATGCTTCATCATTTGGCGACCGTAACTACAAGTTACTATCGACGTCAAGGCAAAAGGTAACCCAAAGGGCCCATTGCCCATGTATCGATTCCCGCATGGCCACCGAAGATGACATTTCCGAACGGATCCGCAGCGCCCGGATTAGTGCAGGCTTCGCCAGTGCCGCAGAAGCGGCCCGACGGCTCGGCATGGAAGCGCATGCCTACCGCCACTATGAAAGCGGGTCACGGGTTCCGCCGACTTCGCGGCTCCCGGATATTGCAAAGCTGTTCAAGGTCTCTCTCGAATGGCTGATCACCGGCAAAGGCAATCGGGAGACTGCCGAAGTGATCGACCTTTGGGATCGGATGCCGCAGAGCAACCGCAAAGCGGCATTGAGCATGCTGCGCTCGCTTTCGGATAAGGAAGCTTGAGGGTGAAGAAAACAATGCGCTGCGCTGCGGCCTTCGCGGCCCTAGTCATTTTGTCGTCGTGCGGCGAAAACAATGCACGCAGCCAGCCAAGGTCATTTCCAGCGAGCGAACGACAGTCGCCCCAATCGCCGACTGAAGCGGATAGACGCCAGTATCGCGCCAGCGCTAGCGGCCCGACCAGGCCACCACGCGTGAACCACTGGTCCCGATATACCACTCGAAGCCCGATAGACGACTCACGGTCAGTGTTTCTATCCGTTGATGCCGTCCGGCCCGCTGGTCTAAGTTTCGGGCGCGAGGTGACCGCAAGACTGACCGTGCGCTGCCAAGAGAACACCACCAGTGTCATCGTAGGGTTTGGCGATATATTTCTCGGCATAGACCCACTGTCGGTTGAGTACAGGCTCGACGACGAGACTGCTTCACAAGGCCGCTGGCCGGTATCCACAGACCATTCCGCCTTCGGCCTATGGTCAGGCGGCCAATCAATCCCGCTAGTTCGCCGTATGGCTGAAGCCGAACGGCTACGGATCAGGTTTACGCCCTATTCGGAATCGCCGGCGACCATTGAGTTCAATGTCTCGAACTTGAATGAGCACCTGGGCGACCTTCGCGCCGCCTGCAACTGGTAGGCACTCGTTAAAAACCTAGCAATGGCAACCGAGCGGGACGATTTCTGCAGAATGGTAACTTTTAGTTATTGACGGCGGCGTAACTGCCCGTTACCGTCCCTTCACAACTTGGAGAGACCAGATGCAACCGAACGCGATACAGCCCTCCGCCCCAGTCGGCAGCTACATCCCCAAGAATGACACGGCGACCTATCACTGGTTCCGCAAGCTGCTGGATGAGCGCGAGCAACGCGACGCCGACGGGTTCACGCTCTACGCGACGGATTGGAACGTCTCGCCCCATTTTGCCCGCGCCGTAGAGGATTGCGGACTGGTCGAGGGCCGCAAGTCGGCTTGGAAGAATTGCCGGGGCTACCGGATCACCGAACTTGGCCGGGCCGCCTTCGAAGATTTCGAGGCGATGGCCCGGGTCCCGCCTCTTGAGCGCGATGCCTTCCTGCAATCCCGTGCGCTAGAGCGGATGATGGGAGAGGCAGCGTGAGCGCCCTTCCCGCCAGCCTTTCGCTGGATGCGCCTGTTGAGCTAACCTCTGGCGGCTCTGTCATCTGGGCGAACGCAACCGCCCTCGGCATGAGCATGACCGCTATCGAGGCAAACGACCTCGCAGAGCGCGTTGGCCCGATCTTCCGTGATCTTGGCGCATTCGACGCCCTTCTCAAGTCCGCCCGCGAAACCAGGGGAGAGGCAGCATGACCCGTAAATACGAATTCACAGGCGAAACGAAGCAATGGCTTGGCCGGACGCTGCACCAAATCCGCGCCGTCGCTGCTATCGCATCGATTGGCGTGTCCGTTGGTGATGTCGGCGGGTGGATCGAAAGCGAGAAAAACCTCAGCCATGGCGGCAATGCGTGGGTCTCCGGCAATGCGCGGGTCTACGGCAATGCGCGGGTCTACGGCGATGCGTGGGTCTCCGGCAATGCGCGGGTCTACGGCGATGCGGAGGTCTACGGCGATGCGCGGGTCCACGGCAATGCGCGGGTCTACGGCGATGCGGAGGTCTACGGCGATGCGCGGGTCCACGGCAATGCGGAGGTCATCTGGTTGTCCCATGTGGGCAGCGAGTTCGGCACGCTCACGCTTTTCCGAACCAAGGACGGCGAATGCGTTAGCCGGGGCTGCTTCACAGGCACGCTGGACGAGTTCGAGGCGGCAGTGAAGCGCAAGCATTCCAATAATCTGCACGGCCAAGAATACGCGCTGATCATTCAGATGTTCCGGCTTCGCGTCGTTTCATGGCCCGCCCGCACTCATACAGAGGAGTCCGCGTGATGCGTATCGTCGAGGAGGCGGAATTTCGCCAACGCATTGGCGCTGCGCTCACAAGCGCGTCAAACGACATCGGGGCCGTCACTGGTCCGGGCAGGTCTGGCGCCGTGGCCGCGGTCTATGCCTCGCACATTCTGCAGGTGCCGTTCATTCCGTATGGCCAAGAGCCAGACATCGCCCACCTTGGCCGTCTGCTCATCATCGACACGGCGGAGGCCAGTGGCGGAACGATCCGCAAGGCTGCTCGGAAGTATCGGGCATACGATCCGGAGACGATCACCGTCTTCAAGGAGCCGCCGCGCGTCGCCTTCTGGTACGAGGAACCGAAGCCACAACGCTACCGCCACGAGCGGAGGGCCGCGTGATGGCTGATCGTATCGAGCGGAAAGAAAATGCTGCGCTTCGTCGCCGGCATGGAGACCACCGCATTTACTCCATCACGCGGTGGCGGGGCGAGCAAAAGGCAGGGCTTACGGACCTCGAATACGTCGATTGGCGCGCGGACAAGAAGTGGTGCGCCGCCGACGACATGCTCTCAGCTCGCCAGAAAGGCGGTGCGTGATGGACGTCGACTTCTACGACTACGAGGAGGACGCGCCGTGCCCGCGCTGTATGGGCGACGGAACGATCATCTGCCATTGCGGGGGCGACCTGTGCGTGTGCGCCAACTACGGCGATGCACCATGCCCGGTCTGCCACGGTGAAGGCTCTGTGAGCGAAGAGCGGGAGGCCGCGTTCCTCAAGGCAGAAGCCGAAGCGGCCAAATGGTCCCAGAAGTTTTGGGCCAGCCTTTCCAAACACACCCAGAAAGGCGGTGACGCATGACCCGCCCGTGGACCGGCCCCACCAACTCAACCGTCTACCCGTCCGACTTTCTCGGAAAGCTCTGCGTGGCCATCGCCGCTGGGTGCGCGGGTGGAGTTCTTCTCGGCCTTCTCACAGCAGGAGCAATCCATTGACCGATGAAATCACAATCACGGACGCGAACGCTCGCCACTTTTTGGCAACGCTGCATGGGCGGCTCAATCAAGTCCGGACGCAATTGGAGCACGCCCCATATCGGCACGCTGTCCGCCTCCTGAGCGAGATTGGCGACACGGAGGCCGAGCTTGCCGAACTGGTCGGATTCGACCTGACTCATTTCTGCGGCTGTGGCCAACCTGTCTGCGCCGAAGACGACGTCATCCACTTCGAGGGTGGCCCGGCTGATCCCTGCATCACCTGCTCCGCCCTCTACGAGGAAGCGGCCGTAAAGGTCGCCACTCAGTTGGTCCTCGAGGGGCGCTCCCGCGGTGAGATCCTCGCCGAACTTCGAGACAAGCACGGCCAAACCCGCAGCGCCGGATGGCTCGACACCGTTGCTGGCTCGATTGCGAGCGCAGCATGAACGCCCGTCCGCCCCGCCACGAGCCGATCCCCCGCCCCTGCTGCACTGGCCGCAATGCGATGCCGGCTGCATTGGCGGAAGCCAAGCCGAAACTCCCAACCCAGCCGAAGGAGCCATCCTGATGAACGCGTTCCACAACCTGATGACCGAGGCCCAGAGCCAATGGGAAGAGGCCCAGAAGCACGCCAATCTGGCGCAGCGTTTTATCGGTAAAGCCGACGCCACCGGCAATGAGCCCGGCGATACCGTCTGCCGGGCGCCTCTGGAGGCCGCACAGCGCCAATTCGACCGGGCGGGGCAGTGCGTCCGCAGAGCATCCGACGCGCTCTCCAAGGCCCTCGCAATCCGCCCTGATATCGAACTCACCGCGAAGGGTCTGGCTGCTATCGACCACGCCAGAGAGGGCGCCCCCCCAAGACAAGCGCCCGTTGACGGAACCCCGCCGGTCGAGCGCTCGAACGTGACCCCGATCCCGATCCGGCGACACCCGCTCCCCGGCTCTCTCGACCACGACCCCGGCCCGAGCGCGGCATGAAAATTCTGCGCGTCCAGAAGCACCGCATCCGGGTCCGCGCATTCTGGGCCCAATGGTCCCCGGCCGCATGTGCCGGGCTGATCGCTGCGGGCCTCGTCACCTCGCTCGTCTACCTGCTCTGGCAGGCCGGGCACTGACCTCCCACCCCTCTGCCGGGCGCGAATGCCCGGACCTTTTTGGAGATACCAACATGGCTGAAGCCGTAATCCTCGACACCGAAACCGACCTGGCCGGCAATCTCGTCGCCATCGTCGAGAAAGACGCCACCCCGTTCCTGACCGACACCAATGCGCGCCGCGACTTCATGGATCAGGTCCGCTCGGTCGCCAGCAGCGCCGGAACCGACGTTTCCACGTCCAAGAGCCGGGCCGACATTGTGTCTCTCGCCGCCAAGGTGACGCGCTGCAAGACGACGATCGACGGCGCTGGCAAGGCGATGACCGAGGAGTGGCGCGCGAAGACCAATGCGGTCAACGAGGCCCGCAAGGAAATCCGCGACGAGTTCACCCAGCTTGCGGCCGAAATCCGCCGCCCGGTCAGCGACTGGGAGGAAGCCGAGCGGCAACGCGAGGAAGCCGCAAAGCAACTCATCACCGACCTGCGCGCCATCGTCGCCAGCCCAGCGCCGATGGGCGCGACCGCCGATGATATCCGGTCCCGCATCGCGGTCACCGAAGGGGTGGCGATTGATGCCGAGGTCTTCGGCGATGATGTCGAGTTCGCGCAATCGCAAAAAGCGCAGGCCATCGACGCGCTCAAAGGGGCCCTGGCCAGCGTCGAGAAGGCAGAGGCCGAAAAAGCCGAGCTGGAAGAATTGCGCCGGACCGCCGCCGAGCGTGAGGCCAAGGACCGGGCTGAAGCCGAGGCGCGCGAAGCCAAGGCACGCGAGGAAGCCGAAGCCAAGGCCCGCGCCGAACGCGAAGCCGAGGAAGCCAAGCGCCAGGAAGCCGAGGCGAAAGCACGCCAGGCCGAAGCCGAACGGCTGGCCGCCGAAGCCGCTGAGAAGGCCCGGCAGGAAGAGCGCGAGCGCATCGAGGCCGAACAGCGTGCCAAGCACGAAGCCGCCGAGAAGGCCGCTGCCGACGCGGAGCGCAAGGCTCGCAATGCCAAGCACCGCGCCCGGATCCGGTCAGAAGTCGCGGAAACCCTCGAAACCCGCTTCGAGCTGGACGGCGCGCGCGCCAATGCGATCGCCGCAGCCATCGAAGCCGGCGAAGTCCCTCACACCTCAATCCAGTTTTAGGAGGCTATCATGGTCGCAGAAACCGAAATCCTTGACGCCGAAACCGGCGAGCCGGAAGCGCCCTCCCGTGATGTCGCGGTTCACCAAGATCACCAAGCACTCGCTACGGCACGTCCGTCCGGAATGACCCCTATGGAGATGGTCGAGGCCGCCGTTACCGCTGGCCGTGACCTTGCCGTTATCGACAAGCTGATGGACCTCCAAGAGCGCTGGGAACGGAACCAGGGCAAGAAGGCTTTCGACAATGCAGTGGCGGACGCCAAGGCGAAGATCCCGCCAATCGTCAAGAATCGAGAGGTCGACTTCACGAACAAGTCTGGCCAGAGAACGCACTACCGACACGAGGATATGGCCGGGGTCGCGCGTGTCGTGGATCCGATCCTCTCCGAGTTTGGCCTTTCCTACCGCTACCGGACCGAAATCCGCGACGGGATTATTTGGGTCACATGCATCCTGTCCCACCGTGACGGGTATAGCGAGGAGACCGCCCTTCCGGCCGCTCGTGACGAATCCGGCAACAAGAACTCCATCCAGGCGATGGGCTCTACCGTCACCTATCTTCAGCGCTACACGATCAAGGCGGCGCTGGGCCTGGCTTCGACTCACGACGATGACGCTCAATCCGCCGAAGCGCGCGCCGAAGACCTCGAACCGCTTAGCGAAGACCGGGTCAAGCATATCCGGTCCGAGCTGGAATCCTTGGGCGCCGACGAGGCCGCGTTCTGCGAATACCTCAAGGTGCCGAACCTCACGGAAATGCCGGCGGGCCGGTTCTCCGATGCGTGTCAGGCGCTGGCGGCAAAGCGTCGGCAGGCTGAGAAGGCCAAGGCTCAGGCTGAAGCCGCTCGCGATGCCGAAACTGAAGCCGCCTCAGAGGATCAGTCATGATCGCCCAGGGCAGCCCGGAATGGCATGAGCAGCGCAGGGGACGGGTCACCGGCTCCCGTATCCACTGCCTGATTGCTTCGGGCAGCGGCGCCGGCCGCAAATCCTACATGCGCGAGCTGTTGCTCGAACGCCTGACCGGTAAGGTCGCGGATGGTTTTCGGTCGGCCGCCATGGATCGGGGAACCGAGCTCGAACCTGACGCGGTGCGGGCCTATGAGTTCTTCCACGACCAGACCGTGATCGAGGTAGGGTTCGTCACTCACCCGACGCTTGACCTTGCGGGCGCCAGCCCTGACCGGCTTGTCGGTCATGACGGCGTGGTGGAGGTCAAATGCCCGCTCGCACCGGCGCACCTCGACTTCCTCGAGGGCAAATCCATCAAGCCGGAATACGTCTCGCAGATGCAATGGGAAATGGCCTGCACGGGCCGCGCCTGGTGCGACTTCGTTTCGTTCAACCAGGACTTCCCGGAGGCGATGCGCCTGAAGGTCGTCCGCATCCAGCGCGACGATGCCCATATCCGCAGGCTCGAAGCGGCGACCCGCTCATTCCTCGAGGAATTGTCGATCGAGGTCGACAAGCTCCGCTTCCGGTATGAGGGCGCACAGGCGGCATGAGCAAGGATCGCGAGACAATCCGGCTGAACAGCGAGAAAAACGTCGCCAAGGCGACCTCGTGGCTGCGCCAAATGGTTGAGACGAAGCGTCTCGCCGAAGGGTGGATTCTCTCGTTCACGCGCAAGCGCACGGATCTGCAAAACGCTCGAATGTGGGCCATTTTGCGGACCATCGCCAAGGCCCGGCCGCGCCATTTCGGGCAGATCATGGATGACGATGACTACAAGGTCATGTTCGTCCACGGCCTACGCAAGGAAGCGCGCTTCATCCCGGACATGACCGGCGAGGGCGTCATCCCGATTCCTTACTCGTCGAGCGATCTCACCGTCTCCGAATTCAACATGCTCTTTGAAATCATCGAACGCTTCTGCGCCGAAAAGGGCATCGACATCAGCCACCACGCCGAACCGAAAAAGGACAAAGCCGCATGAAATACATTTACCGCGCACTCGCAGTGACCGGAGCGGTCCTGCTCTTTGCTGCTGCCGCCACCGTTGCCCTCATGAGCGTCGGCTACCTGATCGCTCTTATCGCGTCGTTGATCCCGCTCATTCTGTTGGGTGGCATTTCCGCCGGCTTGGCTTTCGCCGGGTTTCGCTTGATGGACGTCCCCGATCCGATTTCCGCAGCCGTTGAGAACGCCATCGCCAAGGCCGTCAACGATTCCGCAAAGGAGGCCTGACATGACGGCCACTTCAACCGGTCGCTCCCCGACCGAAATTGACCAGCACGTCGGCGCCCGGGTCCGGGTTCGCCGGTCCACATTGGGAATGAGCCAGTCAGAGCTTGGTGAACAGCTCGGTGTGACCTTCCAGCAGGTCCAGAAATACGAGCGCGGCACGAACCGGGTCGGCGCGTCCCGCCTCTTCCACATGGCTCGCATCCTTGGCGTCCAGGTCGGATACTTCTTCGAGGGGCTGGAAGAAACCGGCGACCCGACCTCACCGGACAGCGAGACAATGTACGACTTCATCGCCAGCCCGGACGGCTTGGCTCTGGCGTCCGCCTTCTCCGGTATCAGCGACCAGACCACTCGCCGCCGGGTGATCGACCTTCTGCGCGCCCTGGCCGGGCCGGAGCTGACGCATGCCGAGGTCAAGTCGATTTGGGGGAAGGCCGCATGACTGACCACCATTTCGTCCACGCCGAAATCCTCGAACGCTTCACGCTTCCGGGCAGGGGCTTCTTCCCGGCGGCCGAGATCCGGATCGGGACTATCGGTGACGAGTGGTTTGTCGGCACCGACTACACGCTTTCGACCGGAGAAGGCGGAGGCGGGCCTGTTGGATACTGGACAAGCTGGAAGGACCGCCACGCTCACCCTTCACGGGACGCCGCCCTCGCCGCCGGCATCGCTGAGCTGCGCGCCAAGATGAAAGACCGAGCCGAAAAGGCGAAGGCGCAACTCGAATGGCTCGACGAGATCGCAGACGGCCTGCAGCAACCCTTACTATTCGGAGATGCCGCATGACCGCACCAACAGCATACCCGCTCGCATGGCCGGATGGGCACCCGCGAGACCCGAAGCCGCGCGCTTCAAAATTCAAGGTCACGCTCCATCAAGCCTTGAAGGACCTGAACGACGAGCTGCGTCTGTTCGGGGAAGAGACCGGAAGAAAGGTCGAGAACGTCGTGATCAGTTCGAATGTGACGCTTGGCTCGACACGCCCGGACGATTGTGGGGTGGCCGTCTATTTCTCCTGGGACGGGGAACAGCGCGGCATTGCTGTCGATCGATATTTGAAGGTCGAGGACAACGTTCGGGCCATTTACTACATCCTGAACGGCAGGCGCCAAGAGATGCGGCACGGCGGGCTGACCATCGTGCGGGCCGCGTTCAGGGGGTTCACGGCCCTTCCCAATCCCGACCGGCAGAACTGGCGCTCGACGCTTGGTCTCGGCCCTGACGCCGGACTGACCGCCGCTGAAGCTGCCTATCGAACGGGCGTGAAGCAATTCCACCCAGATCGGCCGACCGGCGACGCGGAGCAATTCCACAAGATCAACCAGGCCATCGAGCAGGCCCGCACGGAGCTGTCATGACCCACCGTCGATCCGGAACCCTATGGGCCGTGCTGGCTCTGTTTGCTGCTGCTGTATTTGGAGGAATGAACTGATGGCCATCCGACCGATTGCATTCACCGGGGCGATGGTTTCCGCGCTTCTGGATGGGCGGAAGGTGCAGACTAGGCGGGTGCTGAAACCACAGCCAAAGTCCGGCTTCAACCCGTGGCAGTGCGAATGCACCGGAGAATGGTGGCAAAGCGGCTACGGCGAAGCCGGTGACGATTTACTCGCCGTGCCCTACGCGGTCGGCGACCTCCTCTATGTCCGGGAGCGGCATTACGCGGATATGGTTTCGTCCTGCGGAAAGTACGCTCGAATTCTCTACAGCGTTGATGACCGCGTGTCGGTCAATATTGATTGGCCTTCACGCTGTCGGCTTCCCGTCGTGGGGAAAAACCGCCCGCCCATGTTCCTGCCTCGCGAATACTCCCGCCTCACCCTCAAGGTGACAGACGTTCGGGTCGAGCGGGTGAAGCAGATCAGCGAGGCCGATGCGAAAGCGGAGGGCGTTCGTGTCCTCCCTCTGCAACGCGTGGATGACCCCTCCGCATGGTGGGAGGTGGGGCCGGGTAAGCATCAGGCCCGCACACCACGCGGGTCCTTCCGCTCTCTATGGGGCAGCATCAACTCTCCGCGCGGTTTCGGCTGGCAGGAAAATCCGTGGGTGGTCGCAGTCAGCTTTTCCGTGATCCGGGCGAACGTGGATCAGCTCTCCGGCCCGCAGGCGCAAGCCGAGGACACGGAGCGAGAGCGCAGCGAAGCCACCACAACAACAAGGACAGGACAATGAGTAACCTATGGCTAAACGTCCGCTTTGGGAGCGCACACCTGCAATGGTGCTACGGTGATTTGTTTCCCTGCATAGGCGTGAATGACTGGCACCGACGCGACGGACCTGCGCGCAACTCTCCTGAGTGGGCGTGGTTCGAAGTCCTCCATATCAGCAACCCGTTTGCATAGGAGCAACCCAATGACCGAACGTGAAGAACTGGAAGCCGTGATTGAGACGGCTGTGAACGAAGCGCTGGACGTTGCCGGCCAGACCGGGGGCTTTCCGCCGTTCCGTGAGAAGATCGCCACCGCCCTCCTCTCATCTGGCTATACCAAGGGTAATGGTGAGCTGGTGGAGGCTGTGCGGCAGGCTGTTGCGGATTTAGACGGCGGCTTTTTCCGCTGCAAGGCGTGCGGGCACCAGCACGATGAAATCGGCACGGAACTTGATCCGGTTGATGACCTCCGCAAAGCCCTCTCAGACAGTGAAGGGGTGGCTACCTCTGGTGGGGATGACTGGCAACCAATCGAGACAGCGCAGGACACGCAGCGAGCCGCCAATGGAGACCATCATGACGAATGAACGCGGTTGCGAACACGCGGGCCTTGACCCCTCCCCTGTATGCGTGGAGGGGAAGGAGCTGGAGTGGGAGCACGTCGAGGGCGCGTCAGATGATGGCGGTGCTTGGTTCGCCCAGTTCGGCGACCTTATTCGATATGAAATCTGGCAGGCCCGCGAAGGCTTCGAATGGTGCATGACTGCGAATGGCGAAGTTGATCTTTGCGAGGTCCAGCGCTGCCCCATCCTCGAAGCCGCACAAGCCGCCTGCGACGCTGACCACGAACGCCGCACCTTGGAACTCGTCAACGCCCGGTCTGTGGAGAGCGTGAGGGCTGAGTATGCCCAGCGCGAACGCATGATCGTCAGCCATGCGACGAGCGGTTCGACCACCGGAGAAGGGCTGAGCGTCAACGACATTTCTCTGCGGGTAACAGAGTTGAGAAATCACATATGGGACCGGGCGAACGCGAACGGGCGGGAAGAACGGGACCGGGAGCTAGAGCCTGTTTTCGCGGCGCTGAAGAAGCACCATGACCAAGCTTTGCGGGTCGGCTCCGTGATTTTTCCGGCTGAGCCTGACATGCCCGAACCGGTCGAGATCGACTTGTCCGAGGCGTATGCGGACTCGTCACTCTACGAAGAAACCGTGGCGGCGCTTGCCCTCCGCTCTCTTACAGAGGGGGAAGGGTGATGGGCATTCATCCCGACAAGCCGTTGCTGGATGGCGTCCCTTTCGACGACCTGCACGGCATGCATGAGAGCATTTCATCGCGCCTGATATATGACGGGTTGGTGTTCGGCACGGAATTCAAGCGCGGCAACTGCACCTTTGGCGGCTTCATCATCGCTGGGAGCTTTGATGCGGCTGTAACCGCTGCCGAGGGTCGCGGGCTGGGGGAGATTGTGATCGGGCAAATTGCAGCACGAATACCGGTACAAGGAGGACCAACACCATGACCAATGATGATGACAGGTACACAGTAAAAGCTGAGGGCGGAATTGATTTCGCCTATTCGCTGGACGGCGGATACATCGGAAGCCCCAAGGAAGCGCAATTCCTTTGCGGTGAGCGCGGAATTGCGCCGCAAAAGGCTGCGCCAGATGACACCGTATGCAGCATTGGTTTCTGCGAAAAAGAGCAGAAGTGGTACGGCTGGTCGCACCGCGCCATGTACGGGTTCGGCGTGGGATCAACGGTTAAAAAGGGCGATTGCGGGTATGTCGCGCCGACCCCGGAAGGCCTGATAGAAGATCATGCCGCCTTCTATGCGGACATCAGCAAGGAGAGCGCAGAGCGACACCGCGCGGAGTGCCAGATTCTGCCCGACAGATCGGGCATCAGAATTCTACACGCGCCTTTGCTCCTTCCGGTTGTTTCGCTTGATGACCTGGATTCAGCGCTCGATGGCGAACCCGTTGTGGCCGAGCAAACGGACATATCGCCGGGCTATACCGAAGTAAAATGTGGGCGCGGGGAGTGGACGGCGGAAACCCTAAGTGATGCTCGCGAAATGGCCATGGATTTTGCGAAGAGCGTGTCATGACCAATGATGATGAGGCTCGCGAAGCTGCGGTCCGGGTGATGCGGTTCCTGAAAGAGCTATTCCGACCGTCTCTGAAATGCTCTCGGATCGGTCACAAGACGGGCCACCGGGAGCGCCGGGGCCTCCGCGCGGACAGCGCTCATGGCGTAGCGGATAGCATCATTGAGCGTCAGGAGGCGTGCATGCGTTGTGACGCCGCGCTTTCGCCGTGGGAAGTCGTGCACAGCCGGACGATCCACAGCCTTTCGATGCCGACCGATGACATGGATGAGCTTCGCAGCACCGGCAGGCTCTACCACTGGGGCCCTAAATGGGTCGCCCTCACCCCATTCCAGAAAGGCTGACCAATAGCCGCGCGCTCGGACATAATCGCCCGGCTCGGCGTGATGCCCTTCGCCCTCACCCAGGGTGAGGCTGCAGCCATGTGTGCGGTCCCGGTCGGCTATTTTCAAGCCCATTGCCCGGTCATTCCAATGAAGCGAGGCAACCGCCTTCTCTACCCGTCTGACGAGGTGAAGGCGTGGTTCAGGGAGCACTGGCTTGCGCAGACCGGTCAATCCGAGAATGATGCCGGCCCTGCGGGTGACTGGACGGGGCGCTTCAACGACGATGACCAAGATGCGGCTTGAAGACGGAACCGAGGTCGATATCGACGGCCTGCATTGCCCAAAGGTTAAGGGGCGGCGCTACGTCTACGACCGCAAGACCAAGCACCGCTTTTCCTCAGACTACGGCACATGGGAGCTGGTCGAAGAGATCAAGCGATACCGGGCCAGCTTGCCGGGGCAGAGTTGCACCCGCCCTGGCACATGGGGCGGCCTGGTTCGCGCGTTCAAGAAGTCACCGGAATGGCGCGAACTCGCACCCCGGACCCGGAAAGACTATGACACCCGCGTTTTCGACTGGCTCAAGCGCATGGATGATGTCCCGCTCGAGGCGATAACGGGCCCCGACATTTTCAAACTTCGTGACGCGGCAGCGAAGAAGTCCACGCGCCGCGCCAACTACGTCATCCAGGTGATGAGCCGGGTTTTCGCATGGGCGATGCCGAGGGGGCTGGCTCGATCAAACCCGGCCGCCGGCGTCTCTTTGCTCAAGCGTGACAAGTCGAAGCCTCGCGCAAATCGACCGTGGACGATGGCGGAATGCCGGGCCGTCTTGGACGCCGCGCCGGTTCACCTGAAGGTGCCGATCGCGCTGAGCATGTTCACCGGGATCCGCGAGGCGGACGCCCTGCGACTACGCTGGGACACCTACAGCGACGGACAGTTCAATTTCAGGCCGAACAAGAACGATTACGATCTGTGGATATCACCACCGCCGACGCTTGCCGCCGTTCTCAAGACTGCGCCCCGCAACGCCCTGACGATGTCGGTGAACAGCCGGGGCGCACAATGGACCGAGAGCGGATTCCGAGCGTCCTGGCGCAAACTGCGGATCAAATTGGAAGAAGGGGGAAAGGTCGAGGCCGGATTAACAATCCACGGCCTGCGGCACACCGTCGGCAATGTACTGGCTGACGAGGGCGTGAGCACCGAGCATATCGCGAAGGTGCTGGGGATCACCGAGAAAGCGGCGAAAATCTATTCCGACCGGGCGACTCGGAAAAAGGCCACTTCGGCGGCCGTCGTCCACCTCGACAAAATCGGTCGAAGAACATGATCGGAACGGAATCTGTAAAACTGGCGGACAGCGAGTGTAAAACCGCCGTTTAATAGGCGGCAATGAAAACGCCGGATCAGATTGATATAGTTGGGAAATTGAATGGTGCCCGGGGGCGGAATTGAACCACCGACACGCGGATTTTCAATCCGCTGCTCTACCCCTGAGCTACCCGGGCACCGTGTCGAATGACCGCCGTGGCAGCCATCGAGAGCGCGGTTTATAGGTCGGGCATGGATGCGTGTCCATGGCCCTTTTCAGCGAATTCACAACCGACGGCAGTGACCTGCCCGGGCCCGCTGCTATTGATCTTCTTCAGTCGGCGGATTGTCCTCGGCTACATCAGC